CTATGCGTATGCCGGCGCGTATTCGCCAATCATCCCGCTCGCCTGGTGACTCAGCAGCAGGCGCCGCTGCGGTGATGAGTATCCGATCGGGTGGCCGGCGATATAGGTTCCAGACGGCTGGCTAATGGCCCGCACAAGCGATGCCGTCCGTATGTCAAACGGGGTCGCCATGGAAACCTCCGCAAGCCGCCCGCGCGAGTTGGTCGAGTAGGCGCCGATGGCAATCCATGCGCGCTCCCCGCCGTCGGACATGTACATACCGGCAACGGCATCTCCCGCAGCGACATCCAGCCCGAGCAGCTCGCCGAGGCTTGCGGTGTAGTCCACGAAAGCCGCCTCAATGGCCCCAGGCGCAGGCATCGAGATGCGCGTGAAGTCGCCGGTCGTGGTGTACATGTAGGCTGCAAGCCCGCTCCTGAGCGGGAACAAGGCGCCGCCAGATGCGCCGCCCAGCGCCGAAGCGCTGGCCTCGAACTCCTGCACTGAAAAAACGTAAGGGGCGCTGAGCTTGTAGCGCACGATCTCCCACGGACTATTCAGCACGACCAGACCTATCGTGCCATCGCCGACGCAGCGCAGACTCAGAATGGATTTTGAAAACGAGATGACGCTATCTGCGATCACCGGCTGCCCGGCCGCCGAACCCGATGCGTCCAAGGAAAATGTCTTCCACCGGCTCTGTGTGAACCCGGCAATTGTGATCTTCGTGCCGTCCGGGCTGACATCCATGGCACGCACGCGCTGTATCTGCGATACCGCGTACACAGCCAGCGGATCGCCCAGCGACAGCATCGACGGGAGCGCGCCATCGGCTGCGGCTGCGGGAATAATGCGGCTGGCCGTAATGCCGGGAATCATTGCGCCGCACCCAGCAGGCCGAAGGCGCGCCAGCTATCCGCCGCACGGCGCTTGAGGGTGACGACAGCCTCCTGCTCGGCCGTCGACAGAGACTGACTGGAGGGGCGCACCACGGCAATCCCTGCCTCGGCCACGGTCACCACGCCAGCACCCGCCTGGCAGAGGTGGATCTCCACATCGGCCGGCCAGTCAACGGCCGTCTGGCCCGGGATGCTGACGGTCACAGGGTCTGCCGAGGTGAACTCGATGAACCGCCAGGCATCTTCGAGCGTCAGGCTGTACGCTGCGCCGGCAACCACCTTGATCCCGGCGACCCGCTGGTACTGCGGATGCGGGTCCTCTCCCAGCTGGTGGGCTGCCAGTGCGGCAGCCGGCGCCGCGGCAGCGCCTGCCGTATAGCGCGCCTCGATGCGCGTGCCGGCCGGCCACGCAGCGGACGCTGTGCCTTCCAGGGCGCGCTGCACCGTCAGGATGCCGCCATCCGATTCAGTTGCACGCACGATCTCGTGCGCCGTCTCGACGCCTGCCGAGTCGACGGCCACCAGCGTCAGCAGGTAGTGATCGCCCGCGCCGAGGCCGACAAGCCGTGCTGCGTCAACGGCAGCGACCAGCATGCTTGTCGAGCTCGAGTCGAGCGGGGACTCCAGGCGCGAGGTCCAGTTGTTGATGAACAGTTGCATGATTGCTCCTCAGGTCCAGCAGACCGGATTGGTACTGCGGGCGACCTGGTTGGTCACAGGGCACCAGCTGCCGTGCAGCACGGGCTGCGCCAAGACTGCGTAGTCGAGCGGCAGGGATTCCGGATTTCCCGCAGCGCCAGCCGGCGTGGCGCAGGCGCTCCAGTGCTGCTGCATGGTGTTGATGTTGGCGTTGCGTATCGACCAGCAGTGGTTGGAGTGCTCATAGGGCTGCAGGGTGTTCCGCTCGCCGATGCTCATGAGCCCACGCGAGAAAAGACCCTCCTCGGGGAGAAGAAGGCTCAGCGTCAGAGACCCATATCCACTCGACGAGTAAGATCCGCCAAAGCTGTCGATCACCGTGGTGTTGTAGGACGTATCCCAATCGTAAGACATCGTCTGCGTTATTGATCTCTGCAGCGAGGACTCAACCAGCGGCACGCCGTCAAGCAAAAGCCGCGCCGTATAAATGATTTCCGATTGCAGGGTGTTCGAGCCCTTTGAGACAGACACGCTGCTGCCATTGATCACTGAGTAGCTGCCCTCAACTGATACAACGGGCGCCTGCCCTGTATCGACTCGATCCGTGATCGCCTCGAACTCAAGTTGCCTGAGCAGTCCGCCCGGCGAGTACCAGAGCGCCATGATTCGACGACTGCTGGTTACGGCGCGGAATGTGCCAAAGTCGCCGCCCGCGATGGATTTGTTTGTCGGAGCGCCGTAGCCCGTATTGTCGGGCGGGATCGTCTGCCCTTCCGCCCCCTCGACAAGGGTTGCCTGGTAGACGTAGTCGTCGCCTGCAATGGCTGGCCCGGTATAGACCAGCCAGAAGTAGCGCACGTCTGGCGAGTGCGCGACGATCTCAGTGGCAGATCGCCCCATCACCTGATCGAAGTCGCGCACGACCTGAGCGCTGGCCGTTATCGAATCGCCATAGCCGGACAGTGTGATCTCTACGAAAACCTGCGGGAAGTAGGTCTGATCGGCGCGGAAATCTTCGACACCGCTGATGATTGTTCCGCCGAACACCCCGACCAGCGCATAGATCGCCCGCGAGCCATCAGGCGATACGGTGCGCAACTGCATGTATCCCGAGCGACCGAATCCGAAGCTGGCGCCAAGCGTCAGATCCTCAACGGCGAACGACAGGCTCTTGTTGCGCACAGACCCGGCCAGGTCACCGAATCTCGTCAGCGTCAGACTGCCGCTGAAGCGGTTGGCGTGATACACCTCCCATCTGATCCCGTTGAAGTCCCACATCAGGACGCTGCGCGGAGCCTGCACGCGCCACCGCCCGCCATCCGGGTCGCAGTAGATCCAGCCGTTCGTGGCCTTGCCGTGGATGCGGCGCACAGCGCCCGAAAGGACAGCGCCGCACCACCACTGCCGGCCATTTGCGGCATCGTCGGCCAGCTCGTCCTCTGTGCGCTCGGGTGGCAGGATGCCTGGAACCTGGACAAGCGACGTATCGCCGAGCATGCGCGACCCCGCAATCCCGACTCGCTCGCTGCCGTAGATGGCCTGGTTGAGCGTCGGCCACGCCATCTGCTCGCCATTCGGCAGCGTCAGCTGCCCGCCCTGCACCCGTCCGTGCCACGGGCACCCCCACACCGGCGCTGTCATGCGGTGCCCGCCGGATTGGCCAGCTGGATCTGCACGCCGGCGCCGTTGGCGTCGGTCAGGTTGAGGGTCTTGATCGCCGGCAGCACGAACAGGCCGTCGCTGCTGCGCAGGCCCTGCGGCCAGTACTCGCGGGTCGTTGCGTCGGTCTCGACCAGCGGTCCTGCGATGCCGCCAGTCGCCTCACCACCACCTCGCCACTCGCCGACCCCCACCCGCACGGGCAGGCTCCCCTTGGGCGGGATGGGCGGGAGCACTTTCGGAGGGCGCTCGGGCTGCACTGAGCGGTTGAGGTATTCGTGGATTGGCATTCCCGGGCGTTTCGGGTCGTAGGTCTGACTGCTCATGTCATAGCTCCAGAAGGTCGTCAGGAATGGCGAGCCGGTAGGTGGCGGAAACCTCGGCAACCCGCTCGTCGCGGCGTTCTGCTGGGATGTCTCGAGCCGCCAGTTTGACCGTGCGCGGGTACATCTCGGCCCCCGCGAACGGGTTGCCCATGTTGATGCTTACGCCGAGGCGCTCAGGATCGTGGGGCGGGCTCTCCGGTCGACCGCCAATCTGGGTCGGCAGCGATCCGGCGATGCCAACTCCGCCGCCAGGCTCGTCTTCTGGAGCGGTCGGCAGGGGCGGCAGCACGAGAGGGTCGGCGGCCTCGCCGCCGCCACGCATGATCGCCAGGGTGATGGTGGTCAGCGCCGCGCCCGAAGACAGGTCGAAGCGGTCCAGCAGCCGACGCACCTTGCCCTGGGCGCGCACGCCCTGGTCGTCGAGGCGCACGGTGTGCACCAGGTCGATGCCGGCGCACAGGCTGGTCGGCACCCCGAAGGACACCGAGGTGGTGCGATGCGCGCCGAGGATGCGCACCTGGGCGCGCTGCAGCAGGCAGCGGGCAGCGCTCTCGCGCCGCGGCGCATCGTCATCGTCGAAGTGGCCAGGCGCACCATCGTCGGCCGCCGCAGAGCCAAAGCCGTTGCCCTGCTCCCAGTCGATCTCGGTGCTGATGCCATTGCCGACCGCGCGCGGCGCATCGGCGCCAAACGGTGTCGACGCCCAGGCGTCAGCACGCTCGGATTCGACGGCAAAGCCGAGGCTGTCGCGCCCCAGCACCTCGCCAGCCAGCGCCACACTGGCGGCGACCTCGAGGCGCAGACGGTACTTCTCGGTCACTGGCTGGACCCAGCGCAACGCGCCCACCACGCTGAAACCGATCAGCAGGTTTGGGTAATAGCTGTTCTTCCAGGGGAACGGCGGATTGCAGTACGCACCGGAGCCCGACGGCGGCACCGGCCGCCATGTCGAGCTGCTCAGCATGGTCTGGCCAGTGGCGCTCAGCGCACTCTCTACCATGTCGCGATCGGGCAATTCGGTCGACAGTTGCGTCATCAGCACGCACCATCCTTGCAGGCCCGATATACCGAAGGTATCCGGGTGCGTCCAGGCGTGAGTCTGGTTCTCCTGCCAGCGCCGGGCGAAGCGGTAGCTGTACTCGATCTCGACCACGTTGGTCAGGCTGTCGAGGTCGGCCAGGTCGACGCGCACCGAGTCGTCCAGGGTGGTGCCGGGGCCGAAGACGAAGTGCGCCACGGGCTCGGCATACCAACTGGTGGTACGCAGCGCGCCGCTTGGTGCGCAGTCGAGGCTGGCCGGCCGGGTGGACAGGCGCTCCTCGGCATAGTCCCAGTGGCTGCGCCCCTCCAGCGGATCGAACACATCCGCCGACCAGTCGCCCTGCACCAGAGCGTCGATCTCGGCCGCGCTCATGGCCTCGACGCGCTGCTGTCGCTGGTCGCTGCACTCGCAGGTCAGCAGGCGCTGGCGCGGGTCCCAGCTGGGCAGGATGATGCGGCCGGTGAAGCGGCGCACATCCAGGCTGCCGTCGGCGGACTGGGACAGGTAGTCGATGCTGACGGTACGCCCGCGCCAGTCGGTCGGGGTGATCGCCTCGGGAATGTGCAGGACGAAGGTCGCCAGGCCGGCGGCGCCCTCCTCGCGGTCGATCTCCAGCGCGCCGACCAGCCTGGCGGTCAGATCCTCGCCGCCGACCCGCAGGCGCAGGCTCCAGACGTAGGCGAAGCCGGCCACCGCCTGCTGCGGGGTGCGGGTGACGCCTGAGCCGTTGAGCGCGGCGCCGTTGAGCAGCGAGCCGTTGAGCTGCATCAGACCTGCTCCGCGGTCAGCGACCAGTCGTAGCGGCCGGTGTTGTCGTCGAATTCACTGACCAGGCCGGCGGTAAACACCACATAACGCGGATACCAGCACACCCGGTAGGCGGTCGCGCCGGCCACGGCGGTCAGCTGCGCTTCGTCACCCGCCAGCACCAGGGCAGCCTCCACCCAGCGGTCCCCAACGCGGGCCAGCCCCCAGGGCTGCACATCCGAGCGACGCTGTTCGGCAGGCGGCAGCGCGAATACGGTGCCTGTGCCATCCATCGCGCGAGGTTTGACACACAGCAGCTCCAGCGGCTGGCTGTAGTCCAGGGCGTCGAGACCGGGGTCGAGCCAGCCGCTGCCGCCGGCCGACGTGCGGGTGCGGCTCCAGTGGGTCAGCTTGACGGCGGCGCCCTGGCTCAGGCGCAGCACGCTGCTGCCGCCGATCGGCTCGTAGCTCTGGCGGATAGGACCGGCTGCGGGCCAGATGGCGATGCCGCCGAGCACCAGGGGGATGATCTGGCTCATGCGCGGGTCCTGCCGAACTTGCGGGCGGTGGTGCGCAGGTCATCCTGCAGGCGCGCCACCTCGGCCGGCGATCCTTCCAGGGCGTAGGAGCCGCCCCAGGGCATGGCGAGGTTGAGCGGCTGCCGCTCGCCCATGCGCTCAGGGCTCGGCAGCGCGGGGATCTGCGGGATCAGGTGCTCGCGCATCGGCAACTCGCCGCTGCGGTTCATGAAGTCGAGGTTGGCGGCGCCGAGCATGGCGGCCGAGCGGGCGTTGAGCACGTACTCGCCGCGCGAGGCGGCGAGCAGGATGCTGTCGCTGGTCGGCGTACCGGGGCCGTCGATCCAACCGCCGGTGGCGCGCTTGACGGGGTCGAGGATGTCGCCGGCCTGGGCGTTGGCGGCGGCGGCCTGCTTGGCCGCGTCGGCCTCCGGGCCGATGTAGCTGACCGGGATGACCATGTACTTCTTCAGGCGCTCGGCCAGGGCCTTGGCCTGCTGTTCGAGGTATTCGGCGGACTGCTCGAAGCCGGTGAACTCGACGTTGAGGCGCTTGAAGGCCTCGGCCTTGGCCAGCAGGTCGTCCATGCTGGCCTTGATGGCGTCGACCTGCCCCTGGACGGCCTGCTTGGCCTTCTCGGCGGCGTCGACATCGAGCTGGGTCGCCGCGTCGGCGATCTGCTTGAGCTCCTCGGCCATGCCCTTGAAGCCGTAGGTGTTCGCCCCGGCCTGCTGCAGCTCGCGGAGCATCTCGCCGGCGGCGCGCGCCTGGCGGATCGCCTCATCGGTGTCGCCGGCCACCAGCGCCTGGCGGGCGCCGGCCTTGAGGGCCATGGCCGCGCCGACACTGGGGTCGGCCTGCTGGGCGCCGCCGCCCAGGTCCTTGATCAGCCGGTCGAAATCCTCGAGCACGCTCACGCGCCGGCGCATGGCGGCCTCGGCACCCTCGGCGGCCTTGTTCAGCTCCAGGTTGGCGGCGTTGTAGGCCTGGATCTCCTTGCCCAAGGCGTCCTGGATGGCCTTGAGCTGCTCGGCCTTGATGCGTTCGATGGTGGTCTTGTGGCGCTGCTCGGCGTTCTCGCGCTCGGTCTCGGCAGCGCCGATGTCCTTGAGCGCTTCGCGGTAGTCGCGGGCGCGACGAGCCGAGGCCAGTGCGGCCGGATCAACGCCATCCACCGGGCTGTTGCGGCTCTGCAGCTCGGACTGCTTGCGGTAGTGCTCCTCGGCCAGGCGCAGGCGCTCGGTGTAGGCCTGGCGCTCGACCTCGGTCATGCGCGCCAGGCTGGCGGCCGGCAGGATGACGGTGTCGGCGTACTGGGCGGTGCGGGCGATGACGGCAGACAGCGCCGCCTCATGTTCGCGCTGGCTCTCGGTCAGCGCCTTGTTCTGCTGGTAGAGGTCGTACAGCTCGCCCAGGTTGCCGGCGGTCCAGCTCACCACGCCCAGTGCCAGTGCGCCCTTGGCCAGACGGGCCACGTCGGCCAAGGTCTTGAGCCTGGGCGTCAGGCCGTCGACGGAGACGCCGAAGGCGCCCAGGCCCTTGCCGGCGGCGGTCGACACCCCCGGCAGCTTGCCGAGGTGGCCGAGCAGCAGGGTCAGCGGATTGATCAGCGCGCCGGCCAGCACCACCAGCGGCCCGAGGGTCACCGCCAGGGCGCCGGCAGCCAGGGCGGCATTGCGCAGCGCCGGGTCGAGCCCGGCGAACCAGGTGGCCAGCTCGACGGCGGCGCGTCCAAGATCGAGCAACATCTCCGCGAGCTCGAGCAGTCCCGCCACCACCTCCGGCTCGGCCAGCTTGGCGGCCAGTTCGTCGATGGCGGCGATCAGGCCGCTGGTGTCGGCGCTGCCGAAGGCCTTGCTGACCGCATCGCGCAGGCGGGTCATGGCCGCCTCGACGGTGCCTGGCAGCGCTGCGGCTTCGGCGCGGATCACGTCGAGCTGGCCGGTCAGCGCCTCGGTCACCGCGGCGGCGGTCAGCTGGCCCTGGGCGGCCATCTCGCGCAGCGCCGAGGTCGGCACGCCAAGGCCGGCGGCCAGCGCCTGCATCAGCCGCGGCGCCTGTTCGGCGACGCTGTTGAACTCGTCGCCACGCAGGGCGCCGGCGCCCAGGGCCTGGGCGAACTGGCGCACGCCGTTCTCCGCCTCGACGGCCGAGGCGCCGGAGACGGCGAAGGACAGCGACACCGCCTCGGTCAGGCGCAGGATCTCTTCCTGGCTGGCGCCGCTCTCCTTGAGCGGCAGGCTGATCCGCCCGTACAGCTCGACCAGCGCGGCCAGCGGCGAGCCGGCCGCCTTGGCGATGCGCTCCAGCTCGCCCTGGGCGCGGTTGAATTCTGCCTGGGAGGCGGTCGCCAGCTTCAGGCGGCCGAGCATCAGCTGGTAGGCATCGGCGTTGGCGGTCAGCGCGGCCAGCGCGCCCTTGGCGGCGGCGACGCCGCCAGCAATGCCGGCGAAGGCCACCACGGCCTCGGTGCCGATCTGGCGCAGCGCGCCGCGCCAGCCGTTGGTTTGCGCCACCAGCTCGGCGGTGCGCTGGCGCAGCTGGACCTTGGCCTGGGCCAGCTCGGCCATGCTCAGGCCGCCCTCGTTCCTGAGCACCTGGTACTGGCTGCGCAGGGCGGCGATCTCGCCCTTGATGTCGCCATGGGCGCGCACGCCCAGCGCGGCCCGCGCGCCGGCGACGCGCGACTGCTGCAGGTCGGCAGCGGCGCTCACTTGTGCCAATTCCGCCGCCAGACGCTTCTGCTCGGCGCCGAGGCGCGAGGTGTCGACGCCGGCAGCGCGCAAGGAGGCGGTCAGCTCGGTCAGCCGGCCCTTCTGGCTGGCTATACTGTCTTCCAGCGCCTTGGCCTCGGCGGTGGCCGCGCGATAGGCCTGCGCCTGCGCCCGGGTCGGGCGCTCGGCGGCAACCAGCTCGCCGGCCAGGTCGCGCAGTTTGTCGCGGGTGCTGGACAGCTGCTTCTCGCTGCCGGTCAGCCCGACCTGCAGGTCGCGCAGGGCGTTGATCCGGCCCAGCGGCTTGCGCAGCTGCTCGGCCATTGCCGTATAGTCGCCCTTGAACTGCTGGAGCGCCTGACGGCCCTGGTTGGCATCGACCGAGATGGAAAGGCGGACATCGCTCATGAACGGAACCCTGGTTGTCGTGCTGCTGGTGGCGCTGTTCTACCTGTGGCCCAAGGGCATCGTGATCGTCGCCCTGGGCGGGGCCGTGCTGGCCGTTGCCGTGCTGCTCATCGGCTACCTGTTCGGGCCGCCTCGGCCGCGCTGATCGCCTCGTCCAGCGCGGCGCGCCAGGTGCCCCACGGATAGCTCCACAGGCCGGCATGGCCCTGACGGATCAGGGCGCTGGCATTGCGCTCGAGCTGGGCGAGTGCTGCGCGAGGATCTTTCGGCCCAGCGCCTCGACGCGACCGCGCAGGGCGAAAAAATCGCTGTTCACCTCCTCGCAGGCGCCATACAGCTGGCGCAGCTGCGTGGGCGTCAGGGCGTCGAGCTGCTCGCGGGTGACGTCGCACATGCCCAGCAGGTCGTTGATGCCGACCTCCTCGAGCAGCATGTCGCCGACCACATCGCTATCGCCGCCCTCGGCCATGCGTTTCATCCAGGCGCGGATCTCGCCGACGGTCAGCTCGCGCACCGTCACCACCAGCCCGCCGATCTCGATCTGCTTGTGCAGGACCATCGACATTCAGGACACCTCGAATCGGGTTGAGTCAGACGGCGCCTGCCGGCGTAGCGGCAGGCGCCTCAGGGTTACAGCCAGGTGATGCGGTAGAACGGCGACTCGCCGGCCGGACGGGTCAGGTCGGCCAGCACCTCGCCCTTGGCCAGCAGCTTGCCGGGGTTCTCGGCGTCGATCAGCGCCAGCTCCTCGGCCGGCGGGGCCTTCCAGCGGAACACCTCGACGATCACCGGGCGGCCGCTGTCGGCTTCGTTGAGGCCGTCGAACACCAGGCGGTACTCGGCGCCGGCCTCGATCAGCGGCTCGATGCGGGTCGCCGCGGTCGAGGTGTAGGCGATGGTCGCCGGGGTCACCGCAGTGATCACCTCGCTGTCGGCCGGCACGCTGATGCCCGCCGCCGAGACCACCACGGCGCTCAGCGGGATAGGCGTGCTGTCGCTGGTCTTGGTCAGGGTGATGGCGGTCGGGCCGGGGAACTCGGTCATGGCGAGGCTGCCCGGCTGCAGGACGATTTCCTCGCCGGTCACCGTCTCGGCATCCAACGCGACCACCTTGCCCTGCATGGTCATGGCCAGATTCTCGGCGGTCCACTCCTGCATCTGGACGTCGAGGGTGGTGCCGTCCAGGTTGTCGAGGGTGGCCAGGTTGCCGCCGCCTGGCTTGCGGTGCTGCTTCCAGACCATCTGGTTGCTGCGGTTGGCGAACTTGAGCGTCTCGACATCGCCGAGGTCGCGCAGGGGCGCGTTGGTCACGCCAAGGCGCTGAGCGTGGACGATACCGACGCCCTTGAATACTTGAGGCTGGGCCATGGCTTACTTGCCCTCACTGATCAGTTCGCCGATCTTGCGCTCGACGATGAAGGCCGCATCGTGCGGCGGAACGGCCAGCTCGGCGCCCTTGGCGTAGTGCTGGCCGGCGTGTTTGTGGCCCTGCTCGCGGGTGATGCGGACCTTCACCGGCTGCGGCTGTTTCTGCTCGCTCATGGGCGGCTCCTATCGGGTGCGGGGATGGATGAATTCCACCGGCCAGGTGATGACCCAGCCGGCGGCGCCTTGCTTGTCCAGCGCGGCGCTGTAGAGGTTGGCGGCGCGCACATCCTTGGCGTCGACGCTGTCGACCAGCGCCACGCCGCAGCGGCTGCTAGGCAGAGCGGCCTGCAGGGGCGCGGCGGCGGTCAGCACGTTGAGCGCGCGGCTGCCGGCCTTGCCCTGGTCACCGGCCAGCACCACGGCCACCGCATGGCCGCTGGCGATCAGCTGACCGCGGCCGTTGAGGGCGAAACGCAGCCCTTCCAGGGCGATGCGGCAGGCGCTGGCCCGGGTGGCGTAGCGCTCCAGGTCGGCCGGGGTGAAACGGCCGCCGTGCAGCGCCACCTCGACCTTGAGGCTTGCAGCCTGGTAGACCTGCTCGGCCCAGGCCTGGATGCCGGCGAGCAGCTCGGCGGCGGTCAGTTCAGCCATTGGCGATGTCCTCCAGGTAGTCCTCGACCATGCCCACCACCTCGTCGTAGTCCTGACCGGACAGGCCGAGGAACTCGCGCTGCGGGATGTTGCGGGCGGGGTCGCCGAACTGATGGGTGGCGGCGTAGACCAGCGGGCTGCCGACCAGCACGCTGTCGCCGCGCACCTCGTAGGTGATGCTGCCCTGCAGGTGCCCCTCGCCCTGCAGCAGGCTGTGGCCGCTGTGGCGGGTCCGGGCGTAGTCGGCCGACCACTGCGGCCACGGCGAGCCGTCCGGGGCGGCCTTGCCGTCCTGGAGGCGTCGACGGGTCTGCGTCTCGACCTCCATGCCGATGCCTTCGAGCAGCGGGCCGAGGTCGAACTCGGCCAGCCGCTCCAGGCGCGCCAGGATGCGCGGATCGGCGGCCAGGTTGACCTGTACGCCGGCGCCGCTCACAGCAGATCCCCGAAACGCTTGGGCTGCGACTCGAAGAAGGCGAAGCCGCTGGTGGTCTCCTCGGCCGGAGTCGGCATGCCGAGGGACACCTCGCCGCTGGCGATGCGGCGCAGCAGGGCCACCGCATCCTCGTAGCGCTTGCGCTTCTCCTCGGTGCCGCTGCCGGCCTCGGCCGACAGGCGGTAGAGGGCGATGTCGCAGCACAGCCGCACCAGCACCTCGGGCACCGAGGCCAGCGGCAGGCGATGCAGGGCGCCGACGTAGCTGTCGATCTCGGCCGTGGCGTCGGCAGTGGCCTGCTCGATCACCCCGGCGTCGATCACCCCGTCCTGGTCGCGGTCGGCGACCCGCAGGATGGCGTCCTGGCCGTAGCGGGCCTCGAGGGCGGCAAGGTCGGCGTAGGCCATGGCTTAGCCCTGCACCTTGCGAGCCGGCTTCGCGGCCGGTTTGGCACTCGACGGATCATCGAGCACCACGACCTCGAGCATCGGCTCGGCCAAAAGGCGCGCCAGCTCGGCCGCGCTGAAGCGGCCGGCCGGATGCTCGACCGGCTGCGCCGGGTGGGCGATACCACAGCGGCGGAAGCCGTCCCGCCGGGCGACGATACGCACGCGCATGCCGCCTCCTTACACCAGCCACGGACAGACCAGCACTTTCGCGCTGCCCGCCCATTCGTTGCCGTTGTCCGCATCCTTGACCAGCAGCTTGAGCGCCTGGGCCTCCAGGGCCGGCGGCACCACCAGCAGGTTGGGGGTGATGCCCAGCGGGCGGCCACCATCGGCCTGGAAGCTGCGCATGGCCGCGCGGGCCGCGCCGTAGTGGGTGGCGTCCAGCGGCTGGCGGGAGGCGTAGGCCATCTGCCAGAAGCCGAAGCCGGCGTTGCAGCGGTAGCGCACGCCGTGCAGGTACTCGTCGTGGTCGAACACGTGGTCGCTGTTGGCCGGATTGGTCTTGCTCTCCAGCTCGGGCTTGGTGCGCTCCTGGAAGATCAGCGGCTTGATCGCGCGGCTGGTGTCCAGCAGGTACCAGGTAGCGCCCGGGTTCTCGACCGGCACGTCGTAGTTGCTGACCGACACGGCCGCGCCGGTGCCGTCGACGTTCGGGTAGACCGGGTGGTCGGTGTCGAAGAAGTTCTGCCCGTCGTAGCACAGGGTGGTGGCGCCGGCCGCCAGCAGGGCGAATACCAGCTCGTCCGGGTGCACGCCGGCGGCGCGGCCCATCTCCTCGAACAGCGGGCGGTAGATGCCGGCGCTGTCATCCTCGACGGCGGTGCGGGCGATGCCCACGGTGCCCTCGTAGAGCTTGTTGGTGATGCTGTAGCCGTGGGCGGCCATGTCCTTGACGACGCGCGAACCCACCCACTCCTGGAGCTTGGGGAACTGGCCGAGCCAGGCGAAGGTATTGCTGGCGGTGGCGCTGGGCACCAGGGTGGCGATCTCGCGCCACTGGCTGGGGGCGACTTGCAGGCCGCGCTGGTAGTCGGCGCGGAAGCCCTGGAACAGGGCCTGCAGCAGGGCGGAAGTGACGACGGCCATCAGTTAGCCTCCTGGATCAGTTTGAGGTACTCGGCATCGGACATGCCGAGCATGCGCGCGGCGGTCTGCTGCTCGCTGTTGAGGGCGGTGGTGGTGGCGGGCTGGCCGTGCGGCAGCAGCGGGTCGGTGACCGAGGGCGCCGCCTTGACGAACTCGCGGAAGCGCTCCAGGCCGCCCTCCTGCTGGCACTGGGCGAGGTGGTAGGCCTGGGTGGCCGGGGTGATCTTGCCGGCCTTGAGGGCCGCCTCGATCTCGGCGTTGATCGCCGTCTGCAGCTGCTCCTGGTCGCGCTGCTTGAGCTGCTGCTCGGCGTTCTGGGCGCGCTGCACGGCGCCGTCGTAGTCGGCGCGCGGCACGTACTTGTCCAGCGCCGGGCTGCGCTCGCTGTTCTGCGCGACCTGCAGGTCGGCCTTGAGGGTGCTGACGGCGGCCACGGCCTGCTGCTCCGTGGCGTTATCGGGCAGGCCAAGGGCTGCCAGGATGGCTGCAAGGGCCATGGGTACCTCCGGGGTGGGTTGGGTTTGCTCGGCGTTGAGCGCCTTGATGGCGAGGTTCGGCTTGTTGACCAGGCCGAAGCTGCTGAAGCGGTGGATGCGCCCGTCCTGGTCGAACAGGAAGACGGGGCTGACGTAGCGGTATTCGCGGGCGGTGATGGCGTTGCGTGCGCGCTCGGTCCACTCGACTCTGGCCTCCATGGCGCCGCGCTCGTTGAGTCGGTACTCGCGCACCCAGCCGGCGGCCGGGGCTTCCTCGCCCTGGGGCGCCTTGAGTTCGGTGGCGTGCAGGTAGTCGAACGGCAGATCCACCCCGCGGGCCAGGGTGGCGGCCATCACTGCGCCTGGCTCATAGGACCAGGTGCGGCCGTCGCGGCCCTGGACGCTCGGGCCGGGCGGCAGCACCTCGACCCATTCGGGCACGTCGGCGCCCAGCTCGAAGCAGAGGGCTGTGGAGGTGGAGCGCTGAGTGGAGGCGGTTTGAGTGTTCATGCCGCCATGGTCGGCGGCATGAGGGGGGGAGGCTCAGGGGATGGGGTTCAGTTGACTGGATTCGCTTGAAGCAGTGCCCGTCCATCCTCTGTAAGTGTGTAGCGCGTGGGGTGTCCTTGTTCAGTACTCCAGACTTTAACAAGCCCCTTATCACGAAGATTTATCATCAGCTTTCTTGCCTGGACAGGGGTCAAGTGATGAGTCTTCACGACACTTTGAAGGGGGGCTGATCCCTCAGCAGAGCTGTATAGCGCTGAAAGAATCTGCCAGTCCAATGCTCGAATGTCTTGACGAGGCAATGTCGGATTTTTCCGACAAGGCTCTTTCCACGCTTCAAGCTCTGGGAGACTCAGGGTTGCGCAGTAGGCTCTGCCATCTGGACTTAGGCTAAAAGACTTCCCCGAGAGGGGATCGTTATCCTCAGTAACGAGCCCCTCTGCGACGAGGAGCTCTAACTGATGATGAACCAGGTTTTCGTTCCTTCCCAAGGTCAGAGCGATGCTGGCAGAACTTGCGCGCTGGCCAGCTTTAGACGCCCAAAAGACTCCCAGGATCTGGGTACTTAGGACATCACGCTCGCGATCAGCATCATTCACAGGACCAGTTGGCTCTTTAGAAGTGGGCTGATGGGTCTTCGTCATTTCAAGAGGTGGCTCGTGTGACAGCTCGTCCACTAGAGCACGTTTAGATGCAGGTCGCTTGGCAAAGCGATAGACGCAAACTAGTGCCGCCAGGAAGGCCAGTAGCACCGATATGACCACCCACCTTGCCCAAGCTACCTCGGCCACCAGCCACGCACACATTGCTTCCCATCTGATCGTGACACAGCTCAAAATCCATGCGAACCGCTCTGGAGTCGACTTTCCTGGCACAAAGGCCCAGAGGATTGCGACCACACCCAGCACCGCCGCTACAATCAGGCCGTCCCTTACCCCCTGCGACAATCGCATCCACATCCGCCAGATACTCCTAAATCTGCACAAAGGAGAAATCTAACGCCCCTATCAGCCGTTGGGAATCAGGCAGTCGAACAACCCTCCGAGCTCACTGGACTCCCAGCTCATGATCACCAGCTCTCCAGAGCTTTCGGGCCTACTCTGTCGCTGGTTCCCGACGCTGTAGCGGATATCCAGCTCATGCATCGGGAAACCATCGAAGGCCCGGCGGATATCCGGGTGGTCGTTGATGCTGACCATAACCTTGCCCTTGCAGCGGCGCATGAAGTCGGCCATGCGCTCGTACTCCTCGAAGGGGAAGTCGACGCCGTAGCCCTCGGTCTGCCAGTACGGCGGGTCCATGTAGTGGAAGGTGTGGGCGCGGTCGTAGCGTTGCACGCAGTCCAGCCAGGACAGGTTCTCGACGTAAACACCAGCCAACCGCTGCCAGGCAGCTGAGAGGTTCTCCTCGATCCGCATCAGATTGAAGGACGGCCCGGTGGTCGCCGTGCCGAAGTGCTGCCCGCTGACCTTGCCGCCGAAGGCATGGTGCTGGAGGAAGAAAAAGCGCGCAGCGCGTTGGATATCGGTCAGGGTTTCCGGGCGGGTCATCTTCTGCCACTCGAAAACTTGGCGCGAGGACAGCGCCCATTTGAACTGGCGGACGAACTCTTCCAGGTGGTTCTGCACGACCCGATAGAGGTTGACCAGTTCGCCGTTGAGGTCGTTGAGCACCTCGACAGAAGCCGGCTGCGGGCGCAGGAAAAACAAGGCGGCGCCGCCGGCGAACGCCTCCACGTAGCAGTCGTGCGGCGGAAACAGAGGGATAAGGCGATCCGCCAGGCGGCGTTTGCCGCCCATCCAGGGAATGATCGGAGAGGTCATCGAGCAAGCCTTTGCTGTATGGATAGACAGGTGGTAAGGTGCCCGCGCTTCGTCGACGAGGCGAGGGTCCTTGGCTGGGCTTGCAGGTTATGGCTGCAGGACTGGCGGCCGCCCAGCTGCTGTAACAGCTGGGCGGCCGACCCTTTCGGGAAAGCTATCCCGCGATGGGGAGCCTCAACGATGCAGGAACGCTCCGATGCGAAATCAGTCGATCAGGTTCACGGAACCTACTCATCCCTGATCTTTTCAGCAATGTAGTTGCAGTAGCCGCATAGGCCATCGAACTCATGCTCGTCGAGCGACAGCGAAGTGCCACATCGCCAGCACTCGGTATGCTCCAGCTCATAGAAGCAGGCTGCGCACTGTGCATGCTGAATCAGGAGGGCATCCTCTCCGCACCCAGGACAAGTGCCCAACGGCGATTCGGAGCCGTTTGCCACATCGTGAAAAGAGAGGCTGAGAGACTCGGCAAGCGCTTGGGTCACTACCGTCGAGTACAGGGATGTCTCCTGACAGGCGCTGCAGATGAACTCAATCGCATTGCCATCGGCAGCAGGGTCGACGGCCTTGATGAGTTCGGAGTCGCAATGGGGGCACCGCATATCCTCTACGGCATTGGCGATCTCCTGGAAGAACCATTTCACCGATGACAGGTTGTCGCGACATGCCTTCAGCTCAGCGTCATAGATAGCTGCGACCTCAAGCATCTGCCCCCAACACTCTTGCCCAAGAATCTCCGCCGGTGCTTCACCAAGGTGAGGCTCGCAGAACTGAACGATCAGGTGAAGAGCGTTTGCGACTGCTTCCTTCATACGCTCAGCAGGAAGCTGGCAGTGATAGTGCTCGATGTCGTTGCGAATATCTTGAAGATTCTCGAGGCGCTTCCATTCGATGCCATCGACTCCCAGAGACTTCAGCCGCTCTTTGATTCCCTGCACGTCAACTGTCTTTTCTCCCTTGCCCTTCCAGGTGACCACTCCCGATGCCTCATCAACAACAGGCGCAAGCTTCACCTTGAGAAGCACTTCGTCTGACCCTTCCGGGCTCAGCTCCTGCAGCTTGCACTTGAACAGCAGCAAGATCCCCGCATAGAGGTTTCGGATGGCTGACAGAACACGACGCGGATCATCGTCATGGAAGTCCTCCATCCCGATCTGGATCGACTCGACTGCGTTTTTCATCATCGACACGGCAATGCTCCCTCTGCCTGGGTAGGAGAGCCGAATCTAGCCGCGTTAGACCCGCGTTAGAAATTGCGTTTGCCTATCAGGGCCACCATGGGTAGCGCCTACCCTGTATGCGCGCCTCCTGCGGCCTCCCAGGCGGCCTGCCGAAAATCACCCTTCACCCCGTCCGCCCAGGCGCTGCACATCGGCATCGCGGGCCGCAGCCGGGGCGCTCAGGCGGCGCAGCTCGGCCATGTGCAGTACGCCACCTATGCTGCGCGCCTTGATCACCACGGCGCCGCCACCCTGCAGCAGGCGGACGATGGTCACCCGGCCCTTGCCGTCCTCGAGCAGCACGCCCTCGTCCAGGGCCGGCTGCACCTGCGCCCAGTCGTCCGGGCTGAGGTCGGCGCGCTGGCTGGTGGCGCCGACCACCACCACCTTCGACGTGAGGTCGCCGATCGCCGGGGCGCTGCCGGCCAGCCAGCCCAGCGGGAAGACGCCGCGCGGCGAGCGCTGCCAGTCGCTGAGCACCTCGCCCATGCGGCGCACGGTGACGCGCGCCAGGGCTGGGTCGCTGCGGTCGAGCTTCTGCTGCAGGCTCAGCAGCACCGGCTCCATGCGCCCGGACGCACCCGGGTTGTAGGCCCAGCCGGGCTCGATGCCCCTGGGCACCTGCAGCAGCTCGCCGCTGCGCTGGTTGACGTACTCCTGCTCGCCGTCGTCCGGCGCCACCTCGCTGACGGCGCCCTGGGCGCGCAGGCGCTCGGCCTCGCGCTTGCTCACCGCGCGCACGTGGCACTTGCAGCCCCAGCCGTTGGGCGGGAAATGGGTCTGCCACCAGGGGTGGTCGACCGGCAGCAGCCGGCCGGCCCAGCTCAGGTGCTCGACGCGGTGCTCGCGGGACGGCCCCAGCTGATAAAGCAGATAGGGATGGGTGGCCTTGGCGCGCTGGATGCGCTGCCACTGGCCCGCCGCGTGGGCGGTGCGCAGGTTGGTGTTGTAGATGGTCTTGAGCCTGCGCGGGCTGCCCAGCTGCACCTCGCGCTCGGCGCTCTCCAGCGGGTCGAACAGCTCCTGCTTGCCCCACCAGCCCATGCGCTGCAGCAGCGGCTGCAGCTCGCGCTTGAACTGGCCGAAGCTCTGCCCCTCGGCCAGCGCCGAGTCCATCGCCGCGCGGATGCCTTCCAGGATGTCCAGGCGCATGGCCTTGGCCACGGTGAAGGCGGCGGCGTGCTCTTCCTGCCAGACGTCGCGGTAGTCGAAGCCGACCTGGTAGCCCTTGGCGCGGAACCAGTCGAGCGCGTCCTTTGGCACCGGAACGTCGGTCACGGGGTCACCTCGTCGCTGGCGTCACCCATGCCGCGGGCGCGGAAGGCGGCGCGGGCCAGCTGCTCGATCAGCGCGCGGTCGTCCATCTGCTCGAGCAGCTCGGGCAGGCGGGCGCGGAACTCGTCGAAGTCCTCGGCCTCGGCGGCCAGCTGCTGCAGCGGGTCGAGCAGCGGGCGCAGCACCGGCTGCCACTCGGCGGCGGCCTCGTCCACCAGCTCGTCCAGGGCATCGCGCGGCTGCTCGGCGTTGAGCGCCTTGCGCTGACCGCTGCAGTGGCCGCACTGGCAGGTCTGCTCGCGGTTGAGGCCGGGTGCCAGGGGGGCCGTCTGGGCACCCTGCGGGCGCAGCAGCTCGGCGCCCTCGGCCGGCGCCGGCAGACCGAAGCGGTCGAGGATCACCGACTGCTCGACCGCCAGGCCGCGGTCGATGAAGGGCGTGAGGGCATCGGCCAGGGCCTTGAGGTCTTCCGGCTCGTTGACCTGCAGGACGATGCGCGGGTAGCGCTCCTGCGGGCCGAAGTTGAGGTCGACGAACGACCGCACCAGGTCGCGGTTGAGGGTGGCGGCGAGCTGCTTGGCGTCGGCCTTGAGGATGTCCATGCGCACGTCGTTGTGCACGTTGGCCTGGCTCTGGCTGGAGCCGTCGTCGGTGGTCATGGTCTGGCCAATCACCGCCTTGCTGATCTGCTTGTCCAGCCACTCGGCCAGGCGCTCGAACAGCTCGGCACCGCCGGCGGCGTTGGCGATCTCCTCGAACTCGATCTTCATGCCTTCGGGCAGGATGGCCGCGGCATCGGCGGCCAGTTGGGCGACGGCGCGGCGCAGTACGGCGATGTCGTCGGGCTTGGCGCCCGGGCCGTAGCGGCCGATGCGCAGCGGCATGCCGAACAGCTCGACGTAGCGCATCCAGTCCTTCACCCCGTAGGCCTTGCACATGAAGGACACCGCCACCAGGCGGGCCACGCCGCCACGGATCGGCAGGCCGCTCTTCAGGCGCGGCTGGTGGACGATCAGCTTGCCCGGCGGGATCTCGCGGCCGTCGCCGCCTTCCTCGCGGATCAGCAGCTGGCGGCCGGTGGTCTTGTCGAACTGGAACCAGCGCGGGTCGCGCCATTCGTAGCGCACCGGCCTGAGCTGGCTACCTTCGAGCTGCCAGATCGGCTCGGCCACCGAGAAGCCCTTGCCGATGGCGTCCAGCAGGTCGTCGAGCAGGTCGCCGAACTCCGGGGCCTCGGTCAGCTCGCGCACTGCGTCGGCCAGCTCGATGTCGCGCGGCTCGTCGCTGGCCGCCTCGACGCCGACCGGCAGGCCGGACACGGCGCGCTTGCGGGTGCCGAGCACGGCGGCATAGTGCGGGTCCTTCTCTTCCATCTCCTCGGCCAGCACCAGGTAGTCGAGGATCTCGCCCTGGGCGGCGCCCTGCAGGATGCTGCGCAGGCGCGCCGGGTCGAGGCTGGCGACGATGGAGTCGGCCGCCCAGGCCTGATGCACGCCGGTGGTGGTGGCCTGCACGGCCTCCTGCAGCAGCTGCTGGCGGCGGATCGGCCGGCCGTAGGCATCCAGAATTGTCGATTCGGCCATTACCAAAGCCCTCCCGCGCCCCAGCCGCTGGGCGGGGCGTCGTCGTCAAATGGTCGGTTGGGGGTGCGGCCTCGGCCCACCGGCTCGTAGCCGTAGGCCTCGACCTCCATGCGGCTGGCGGCGTAGCCGAGTGCCAAAGCAATCGCGGCGTCGCCGTGGCGTTGGCCGCCTTCACCCGAGGTGCGGGCTTTGCCGAGCTTGAGCACGCCGTCGATCATCTGCAGCGCGCGCAGGTCGTCGAGCACCTGGGCGTCGCGCGGCAGCTCGATCAGGGCATCCTCGAAGGCCGCCTTGAAGGCCGGCATGTGGTCCATGTACCAGCGGTCGGACAGCTTCACCTGCTGGATGCGCCCGGCGCCGTAGCGTTGCGCGGCGGCCTCGGCCAGGTAGGCGCCGTTGCCGGTGGCGTCCATGGCGCCGCCGAACAGTCGCGGCAGGCGGTCTACCAGGTAGAACAGCACCTGCTCCTGCTGGCGGTATGGCAGGTTGCGCAGCTCGACCAGGAACGGCACGCGCCGGCGCAGGTCGCTGCCCATCTCGAAGGGGGCGATCACCGTCAGGTCTCCGGTGCGGCCGAAGTCCTCGCCGAAGGCGTGCAACTGCTCGGGGTCGAGGCAGGCCAGCAGCGGGCGCAGCTCACGCTCGCACCAGTCGCGGATCTCCGCCTCGCGCAGCGGCTCGGCCCAATGGGTGAACTCGTCCGCCATCCGCAGGCGCAGCACCGGCCCCTCGACCATGCGCGACTCGACCAGGGCGCGCGACAGCGCGGCACCGGCCGACTCGGCCGGGATGCAATCCAGCTCCTCGCTGGCCCCGGCGCCGTAGTAGGCGTACACGTCGGCCATCCAGGCATCTTCCTCGGCCTGCGTCCACGCCTTTCCTAGGCGCAGGCACACACGGCGGTACAGGCCCTGGGCAACCGCCTCACGGAAGGTGATGCGCTGCACCACGCCCTTGCGCTTGCCGGCGCGGATGTCCTGGATCAGCAGGTTGAACGGGTTCTTCACCCCGTTGTGGGTGGAAATGACGCGCACCTGGCCGCCCCAGATCAGCAGCGCCAAGGCAGCCTTGAGCAACTCGTCGAGCTGCTCATGGAAGGCCGCCTCGTCCAGCACCACCCGGCCCTGCCGGCCGCGCAGGTTGGAAGGCCGACTGGTCAGCGCCACCACCCGATGGCCACTGCCGGGGAAGCTGATGGCAAAGGTCTTGATGTGCTTGTCGCCATCCTCCCAGAGGCCTTCCTCGATCTCGCTGGCGGCATGGTTGAACATCCTGGCCCACATGGCGGCGGCCTGGATGTACTCAATGGTCATGTCCTGGTTGTAGGCGATGTAATAGACGTTCATGCCGCCGGCGCTCTTGGCCGAGGCGGCCAGCAGCACGTCGTCGGCCGATTCAGCCCAGGTGAGGCCGGTGCGGCGGCTCTTCTCGATGACCGTCAGCGGTGCCTGGGCGGCGATCCAGTCCTGCTGGTAGGGCAGCAACACGGCCGGCACGTCGAGGCCAGCGGTGGCGTTGTCCAGGATGACGGGGACGCTCACTTGGCCACCCCCAGAATCTCGCGGCGGATGTCGGCAACGGTATCGCTGCTCAGGCCGCCCTTTTTCACCAGCTTCTCCACGGCCTCGGCCGCGGCTTCCGCCTTGGCGCGCACCTCGGCCTGCCACTTTTTCTGCACCACGGACGCGCGGCCCAGCTCGGCCACCGCCTTGGCGACCTTGGGCAGGTCGATCTGGTCGCCCTCGCTCATCAGCAGCTTGAACAGGTGCTCCTGGACCAGGCGCATCAGCGCCTCGTTGACCGCGCCTTCCTCGTCGGGGGCGGCAGCGACCACGGCGCGGGCCTGCTCGCTGGCCAGCTTGAGGGCCGACAGGCGCTCCTCGAAGTTCTGCCCGTAGCGGTGCAGCGCCGACTTGCCGATGCTGAAGCCGCGGGCGGTCAGCTCCTCGGCCAGCGCCTCGTAGCCGGCGAAGTTGTTCTCGACCAGGGCCTGGTCCAGCCAGGCCTTCACCTCGGCCGGCAGGGCGGCCACCTTGCTGCGCGGCGGCATGCTCAGCCCGCCCAGTACTTGGTGGGCCGGGCGATGCCCGGGAACACCTCGACGGTGTACTCGGCCACGTCCACGCCCAGGTGGGTCAGGTCGGCCGACCAGGGGCCGGACGGGTCCTTCTTCAGCTCGACCAGGCTGCGGTCGCCCAGGTACTCCAGCTCGCGGCGCAGCTCCAGCGGCGAGGCGTCCGGGTAGACGCCCTGCAGGGTGGCCAGCACCAGGGACTCGTGGGCGCCCACCGGGCGGGCGTTGTTGAGGATCAGCAGGATGTTCCAGCGCATGCTTTCGCGCCGGGCCTTGGCTGCGTCAATCTGCATGCCGGTTACCTCCTTTGAGGGTGATGTTCTGGATCAGCAGGGCCACGCCGTCGAGCTTGGCCTCGACCAGGCTCTGGCCGCGCACGTAGTCCTCGCGGCGCACGTAGTTGACCGGCAGGTCGGCCTGGAAGCGCAGCAGGGTGCGCTCCAGCTGCGCCACCGTCTCGGCGTCCTTGTCCTGGCGGGCGAGGACCTTCTCGAAGTTCTGTTCCCAGTGCCGGCTGGCCGCCTGGCGGGCCTCGTCCTGGGCGGCGAAGCGCTCGGCCAGGCGCTTCTCGAACTGGTTGAGCAGCACCTTGACCAGGGCGGTGATCAGCCCGGCGAAGGTGCCCAGCAGGGTGATGGCCCAGCCGATCAGCTGGACCAGTTCCATTTCCATGGGCATCAGCGCGCCTCCAGCAGGTCGATCAGCCGATCGAGCTGTGCGGCGCTGTTGCGGCACTGCTCGGCGTAGTCGATGTGGTGTGCCAGAAGTCGCGCCTGGTCGACGCCTGAGTCGAGCTGCTCAAGGGCTGCGGCTGCGGCGGCCGGCGCAGCAGCTCCTGCGGGATCTGCAGCGGCGGCGGGCAGCTCGGCGCCGGTGGCGCGGTCGTAGAGGCGCACCCAGCCGCGAGTGAACACGCAAGCAGGCACAGGCTCAGGCGCGGCATCCAGCGCCTTGCGGTAGAGGGTCGAGACACGGGTGACTTCCTTTTGCAGGTGATCGCGGGTGGTGCGGTGTTCGCGCTGCTGCTCGGCGAGCTGGGCGGCCAGGGCATCGGCGCGCTGCTGCTCGGCCTGCAGGGCCTTGGCGGCCTGTTCGGCACTGAGGCGGGCGCTGCGCTCCTGGGCTTCGCGCTGTTCGGCATGGGCGGCGCGCTGCGCTGCCAGCTGGGCATCGAGCCGCCAGCCCTCGGCCAGCACGCCGAGGGTCAGGCCGAGCGACAGCCCGCCGATGCCGGCGAGCGCAGCGGCGCGGGCGATCACAGCCCCACCTCGCACAGCTCGCGCTCGGCGGCGCGGCGCCTGACCAGCCCGGTCAGGCGCGTGCCGCCGGCGTAGACCCAGCGCGACAGCTCGGCGCAGGCACCGGCCACGTCGCCGGCATTGAGCTTGCGCAGCAGCGTGGAGCGCTCGAAGGCGCCGGGGCCGACGTTGTAGACGAAGCTGCCCAGGGCGGCGCGGCGAGTGTCGGGCTGGGGCTGCCGGCTCAGGCGGTCGACCGCGGCGATGGCCTCGCCCAGCTCGGCGGCGAGCAGCGCGTCGCACTCGGCCTGGGTCTTGGTCTGGCCCATGCGCACGCCGGAGGTGCTGCCGTAGCAGATGGTGGGGATGCCGACCGGGTCGCGGTAGGCGCTCAGTCGGTTGCCCTCGTAGAAGGCGACCACCGGCATGGCCAGCGCCAGGGCGCCGGTCAGGCCGATGACGGTACGGCGCAGGGTCATGGGGTGGCTCCGAGATGCGCCCTCAGCTCGGCCAGCCGCGCACGGCCGACCTCCGGGGCGGATTTGGGGAAGTCGGAAATGCGGAAGGAGGTGTCTTCGCGGCGCGGCGCAGGCTGCGGCGGCTGCCTGGCGGCCTCGGCGCGGGCGACCTTGTGCTGGCGGTACTGCTGCACCCGGGCGAAGGCCGAGGCCACGTGCTCGCGCACCAGCTCGCGCCAGGGTGCGGGGCACTGGGCCAGCAGCTGGTTGCGGCGCTCGCGCGAAGGCTCGGCCAGGATGGCGGCGGCCCAGTCGCGGGGGGAGCGTGGCGGGTGGAGGATGGAGGCGTTCATGCCGCCATGGTCGGCGGCATGAGGGGGATGGGTCAGCGGAGGGGGTTCAGTGACGCAGGCCGCTCAGCGCCGGTCAGTTGTCCTTGGACTGGTAGACCCAGTCGGCACAGCCATTCTCGTCGAAACGGACGCTGACATACTCGCGGGAGTGGGCATTCCAGTAGCGGTAGTTGACCCGGCCATTGGCCGTCGAGGTGCTATCCGGCTTGCCGTAGATCGACTCGATCTGCGAGCGGGTCATGCCCTGCATGGCCTGGCCGCGCACGGTGGCCGTTCGCTCATCCTGCTCGCTCAGGCCCGTGCTGCATCCTGGCCGGCTGCCGCCGCCCAGGCCGACCACTGGAGTGGCCCGCCGTTCTGCGGGACGCTCGACGGTCTGCCACTCCGGCGAGGCCATCTCCACCGCCGGCCCCGACCCGCTGGGCGGTGGATTGCGCGCATCCACCACGCCGGTCGGCATGCCGCCCCCCGGGCAGGCCTGCTGGGTAAAGGTGACCTTGCCGTCAGGGCCAACGCATTTGTTCACGCCTGCGGCCTGCGCCGTGACGGATAGGGCAACAGCGGCAACAGCTATCAGGTAACGCATGGGCTTCCCTCCCTGTGCAGACGGCCGCACTGTAGCCAAAAAGCAGACAGCCCGGCAAATGCCGGGCTGCTCTGTGTCGCGCCTTCGCTCAGTGAAACAACGCCCCCTGCGGCACCTCTGCCTGCTCCAGGGGCTGCTTGAGGATCTCCCAGACCCAGCGGTCCGACAGTTTGAACTCGCGGGCCAGGGCGGCCACGGCGGCGTTGGCCGAGGCGCCCTTGCGCACGGCCTCCTCGAACTGGCGGTGGATCTTCAGGTCGCGCAGACGGCGCAGGGCATCGGCGCAGCGGGGGATGTAGATCTTCTCGCCGCCCAGGTGGCGGGTCAGCGTGCTGGCGGCCTCCTCGCCGAGGATGTCGGCGAGGGCGGCAACGCGGATCAGGCCGTTGCGGTTGGAGCCCTTGGCGAACTCCCAGCTGGTGCCACCCAGCTGCTCGACCAGCAGCATGGCGGTCGGCATGCCGACGGCGCCGGCAATGTCGAGGATCTGGCGGGGCAACAGTGCTTCGACCTGAGCGATGTCCATTATTCCGGCCTCCCGTGGCGCCTGGCGTCGTAGACCAGCGCGGCGACGAGGCGCTGCAGCTGGTCCGAGTCGAGCCATTCTACCCGCTCGACCTGGAACATCCGGCTGCACATGGCGTCGGCGTAGGCCCAGGGGCGGCCGGCCTCGGCCAGGAAGGCCTCGATCTTGCCGACCAGCTTCTGCCGATCCGGGGCCGGACGCGGCACCGCACGGCCCTTCGGCTTGGCGGGCGGCTGCCAGCCGAGGCGCTCGAACTCGGCGAGCACCGCCGACACCTGGCGAGGGTTGAGGTCCTTGGCCGAGGTCACGCCGGCCACCCGGGCCAGCAGGGCGCGGTAGGTGTCGTCGTCCAGGCCGAGGGCCTTCTTGGCGATGTGGATCTTGCCCAGGGCGGCGTTGCGGCGGTTCATGGCTTGACCCTCCGCTTGTCTTGCCGCTGGCGGGCTTCGCGCTCGTAGCGGCAGGCCTTGCAGAAGCCGCGCAGGTAGCCGGTGCCTGTTGTGCCAAAGAACTCGGCATCCGCCGGCCACCACTCGCCGCAGACGCTGCATTGCTTCTCGGGTCCGTACCAGGTTTCGCGCAGGGGCGCGCGCCCGGCGGCAGGCTGCACGTTCATGCGCTGGCCCTCGCGGCAGATTCGGCACTGGCGTAGCGCCAGACCAGCCAGTAATCCTGCACCTGGAAGCTGTCGTACTCGCCGGTTTCCGGGTCGCGCAGCAGCTGCTCGGGCTGAAGGTTGAAGTCGTGGAGCATGTAGGCCTCGAAGGCCTCGCGGTTGTCGTTCATGCGTGACTCCTTGCGCGCAGCAGTTCGGCAAAGCGTGACGGGTCACGCTCGATCAGTTCGGCGGCGTTGTGGATCAGCAGGGTGATGGCCTCGGCCGGCTCCTCGAACTGGCCGGCCTGGCAGATCCGGGCCAGCTCGGCACGGGTGCCGGCGTACATCTCCATGCGGAACTCCTGGGCGTCGACCTTGGCGCGGTGCGCGCGCTCGCGCATCCGCTGGGCCTGCTTGCGCTCGCGCGCCAGGCGGGTCTTGCGCTGTTCTGGGGTTTCCTTGCTCATAGTTGGCTGCTCGTCAGTACCGGGCCACCACGCCCGGCAGACCACCCCGGTTGCCCGGGGCGGTTTCGCTACTTGATCCGGTCGCAGCGGCGGACGCTGCCGTCCTGTCGAACGATCCGCACATCAGCGCCGCGGCGGACGACGATCACGCCATCGTCGGCGGACTGGCGGGTGAAGCCCTGGTGCTGCAGGGCCTGCAGGGCGGCGGACTGGGCGGTGCGTTGAGGGCTGGCGTGCATGGCCTGCCCCTCAGGTCAGGGCAATAGGCGCAGAACCGCCCACGCCGTGGTTCAGACGCACACCTGCAGCGGCCTCAAGGCCGTGCATGGCGTCGCTCGCCGCGGTTCTTGCAGGCGTGGCATTCCGGTCGCGCGCGTCGAGCGTGGACAGGTCGGGATGATGCTTGTGCACATAGGCCTCGACGGCCTGGGAGGGTTTCTCCGCTCCAGCGAAGGCCTGAACCTGCCGCGCCACCGCGAACACCCAGGCATCGCAGAACACATCGGCGCGCTTTGTCTTGGTCGCCGCCTTGCAGCGCTTGAGCTTGTCGGCGATGTAGTCGCGGCGCGCCTGGCGGATCTGCCGCAGCAACAAGGTCATGGTGTAACCGGCAACCTCGGCCATCTCGCCAATGAAGCGCCATTCGCCCAGGCCACAGGCAAAGATGACCTTGCAGGCGTAGGCATGGGCCACGCAGGACGCCAGGCGCGCCTCCCACTGGGCTGGATTGATCCTGGAGCCACTGCGGGCGGCGTGCTCCTGGACCTCGGCCATCAGCACATCGGCCTCCTCGACCCGGTACTTCTCCATCAGGGCACGGGCCTGGCGCATGGCGGCGGCAGCCTCGTGCGGGTTGCTGCTTGCGGCCAGGCGCAGGCACTTCTTGATCTTGTCCAGGGCTTTGCTGTGATCCATCTCTTCCTCGGCTGCTCATCAGTACCCGGCCACCACGCCGGGCAGACCGCCCCGGCTGCCCGGGGCGGTTTCGCTCAGGGGTTGAGGGCCTCGCTCAAGGCCTTGGCCTCGACGAACTTGACCAGGCGTTTGGCCGGGACCTCCATCGGCAGGCCGGTGGCCGGGTTGCGGCCGGCGCGGGCGGCGCGCTCGGCGGGCTTGAGCTTGCCCAGGCCCGGCAGCGGCACGCCCAGGTCGCGCTTGAGCGCACGGGTGGCGACCTCGCCGAGGCGCTCCAGGACGGCGAACACCTGAATCTTGCTGATCGGCGTGCCGCTCACCTGCAGCTCGTTGTGGATGGTGTCGATCAGTTCTTTCTGGGTAACGGCGGTGGGGATGGTCATGGTGGTGCTCCTTGCTCAGTGGATGGTCTTGCTGGATTTGGCGGTTGCGTGCGCCTCGATCTCGGCCTTCAGGGTCCGTACCCCTTTCTGGATGACGCCGAAAATGGCTTGGGCAAAAACCGAGGCGCAGTCGTCGCCGTTGCCCGTCTTGTTCTGCGCCTCGACATGCAGGCCTTCCTCGGTCTCGCGCACGGTCACGGTGATGGTGTATTCGCTCATGGGCTGCTCCTCAGCGCTGAACATGGAAACGGATGTGGTAGTCGCGGCCGATCTGGCGCACCTGGCGCTCGAGCAGGCCGAGCTTCCAGCCGATGCTGGACGGGCTGCGCCCCTTGGCGGCCTCGGTGGCGACCAGGCTGGCCAGCTTGGCGGCCTTGGGGTCGAACGCCGGCACGGCGCTCCCCTCGAACAGCGCGGCATACACCGGAGTGCGAGCGCTCTCGACCACGTAGTTGCGCGGCTTGGGGTTGCGCTGGCAGCAGCCGGGCGGCACTTCCTCGATCTGCCCGCCACTGGCGACGAACTCGGCCACCTTGTCGTCCAGGAAGGCGCGGTAGGCCTGATTGCGCTGGATGTCGCTGTTCAGACGCATCTCACACCCCCGCAATGTCCAGGCTGATCGCCCGGTACTGGTCGCTGTCGCCGATGCGCTCGTAGACGCGGATGTAGCTCTTGGACCCGGCCACCTGGCAGGCGTCGCCGATGGCCTCCATGGCGCGCAGCCAGCGGTCGTCTTCGATGGCCAGGCGGCGCAGGGCCAGCACGCGGGCGGTACGGATCTCGCCCTTGGTGTCGACGCGGAAGGCATCGTTGACCAGCACGGCCAGCTCGGGGCGGGCGTCGGCGGTCCACTCCTGCAGGCATTCGTCGATCAGCGAGCGAGCCACCTGCAGGCGCTCGTCGAAGACGATCGACTCCTGGATGGCGCGCTGGATCTTGTACTTGCCGTCGAAGGACAGCAGCGAGACGTTGCCCTTCTTGCCGCCGATCTTGGCGCCGTACTCGGCGGCGGACAGGTCGAGGAAGGCCTCGATCTCGCCGAAGGCGGCGGCCTTGTACTGCACCAGGGCGTCGTGGGTGGCGCGGGCGCGGTCGACCAGGGCGAGCACCAGCTCGTCGCGCAGCTTGTCGACCGGCTTGATCTGCTCCTCGTGGATCAGGCGGCCCTGGGCATCGCGGCGGTAGCCGGCGGGGAGGGTTTGTTGTGCGGTCATGCGGTGTTGCTCCTTCAGTGGTGGGTCGGCTGCCGTTCCAGGTCGGCGGCGCGGGTCTTGGCGGCTTGGTAGGTGGCGGCGAAGGCGAGCACGCGCTCGCCGTCGTACACGCGCCACATGCGGCCGGCGTTGCGGATCTGCAGGGTGGGCTTCTTATTGGCGAGCATCGGGGGCCTCCTTGGCATGGCAGCTCGGGTGGTGCGGGCAGCGCTGGCAGGCGCGCCAGGGCTGCATGGCCATCGGGTTGTGGGTCGGCGCGGGCTTTTCGCGGAATGCTTGGCACTGGATGACGGTGACCGCCTCGCCCTTGGCGGGGCAGTCCAGCCGGCCGAGCTTGTCCAGCACCCGGCGCTCGATGCCGGCGGTGCTGGGCGACGGGTAGCGGTTGGCCAGTACCAGGCTGACCGCCGAGCGACTCATGCCGATGCGCGCGGCGGCGCGGGTGCGGTTGCTGCGCGCCGCCTCGGCGGCGAGCAGCTGGACCCACAGGGGCGGCTGCTCGCCCCAGGCGTCGAGGTTGATGGCGGTGCTCATGCGGGCTCTCCTTCGGTCTCGGCGGCGTGGCGGTACACCACTTCGCCAAGGTTGGGATCGAAGACTGCCCCGCCCTTCTGGATCATCGGCGGGCGCGGGCCGGTGTACATGCCGGGCTTGAGTCGGTAGCGGGCCAGGCGGCCGCGGTGGCCAGCCTCGACCAGCTGCAGGTAGCCGGCGCGGTACAGCCACTTGATGAAGGTCTTGGCGGTCCACAGGGTGATCGGCGCCGCCACCGAGGCGTTGTCGGTCAGTTGGCGGGCATCGACCTCGCCGAGGATGCGCAGGGTGCGCCACATGGCTTCGCCGCCCTGCCCCTGCCTGCTGACCTCGCCCTGGCGGGTGATGGCCGGCGCCTCGACGCCCACGTCCTTGATCAGGCGCAGGGTCTGCTCGCAGAACAGCTCGGCGCCGGCGATCACCTCGACATGCCCGGAGCGCAGCAGCGACTGCAGGTAGCTGCGCACGGCGTCGTCATGCACCTGGGCATGGCGGGCCAGGGCATAGCCGGTGAAGCCGTCGGGCTCCTTGCGGATGGCTTCCCAGATGCGCTGGCGATTGGTCTTCTTGCCCACCATCTCCAGGTGGATCGGCTTGCGTCCGCGCATCAGAAGCCCCTCCGCGCCGGAGCCTCGCCGGTGAACCAGCCGCGCTTGCCCCACTGGGCAAGGCTGACGCTGTCCCAGCACTGGGCCGAGGCTTCGGAGTGGACGCGGTAGAGGTTGACCGCCACCCGGCGCAGGCAGCCGCGCACGGCGCCGCGCAGGTCGTCGAGCAGGTCGTCGAGCAGGTCGTCGGCGATGCTCAGGGTCGGGTAGCTGGCCTTGGCCAGGTTGCGCAGGTCGTCCAGGGTGGCGGGCTGTGCCGGCGCCCATTCCAGCACGCGGTTGTGCAGGCGCTCGAGCTTGGCCAGCGAGGTCGGTACGCGCTCCTCGCCGATCAGCACGATGGTGCCCTGGCTGGCGTTGTAGAGGTCGGTCAGGACGTTGGCCGCGGCCTTGTCGAGCAGGTACTGCACGTCGTCGACGATCAGCGGGCGACCGCTGCGCGACAGCTGCTCGGCCACCTGGTCGACCATGTCGGACAGGGTGCGGCCGTGGGCGATGCCCATCTCGCGCAGGATGGCGAGCAGGAAGGCCTTCTTGGTCCAGGTGTCGCGGCACTCGACGTAGTAGGCGCGGTGCAGGTTGGCCGCGAAGGCCGCTGCCACGCTCTTGCCCAGGCCGCTGGCCCCGTACATCACCACCAGCCCCGGCAGGCCCAGCGGGCGCCCCTGGGCGCGCTCGATGGCACTGGCCAGCAGGCCGACGTTGGTCAAGGGAACCACTTTCGATACACTCATTTCTCACTCCTTGTGGGCCACATCCCCCGCGGCCCTGCTTCACATCGGCTACCCCCGTAGCCGACTCCTTTCACGCGCGGGCCTGTTGGTCCGCGTGCTCGAATACCCGCCGGATGGCGGCGAAGTCCGGGTGGTTCGGGTAGCGCCCGTGCCACCTGGCTTCCTCTTCCGTCAGTTCCTCGCCGGCCTGTGCACGCGCTTCCAGCTGCTGCCACAGGCGGTAGCGGGCCATGGCATCGCCCGGGATCTCGAAGGCCTCGACCACCGGCGCCGCCAGCTGGGCGTAGCGCTGGGCGGCGGCCAGTTGCTCGTCGCTGAGCTGGGCGCTGGGCGCGCTGGTCGGAGCCAACAGCTCGACGCGCTTGCCGGTCAGGGTTTCCAGCTTGTCCAGGGCGCGGCTCATCTGGCCCTGCTCGCGCTTCTCGTAGGCCTGCTCGATCATCGGTTTGGGCATGTAGTCGCTGGCGTTGCCGTCGACCAGGGCCTCGCCGAGCAGCTCGCCTTCCAGGGTGCGCACCCAGATGCGCGAGGCGTCGCGCACGTCGTAGGCGATGCGGATCTCTTCACCGTGGTGGGCGCGCAGGGCGTCGAGGAAGTAGCGGTGGCCGGCCCAGGCGATCTCGCCGCGCAGGGTCTTGCGCAGCACCTGCGGACGCATCAGGTCGGCGACCAGCTCGGCCGGGGCGAGCATCGGCTCCCAGCCGGCGGCGCGCGCCGCTTCCCAGGCTTCCATCGGACTCATGTGGCGCAGGGCACCGCT